CGACAGTGCGCACCGCGCAGGGGCGCAACGAAAACGTGGGACGTGACGAGCGGCAACCCGCGCCCGAGCCATGCGGCCATGAACGGCGAGACCGTCCCGTATGACGAGCTGTTCAGCAACGGCGCGAAGTGGCCGGGGGACGCCGACGCCCTAAGCGCCGAAGAGGTCGCCAACTGCCAGTGCGCCGTCACGATTGAAATCCCGTAGGGGGCGCCGATGCTGCACATCATCACTGGCCCGCCGTGCGCGGGCAAGTCGACGTACGTCCGCGAGCACGCGCAGCCGAACGACGTGCGCGTCGACTTCGACGCCATCGCGCAATGTCTCGGCGCGGCAACGTCCCACGCGTCGGAGGGCATGCCCCGCGAATGCGCGTTCAAGGCGCGGGCGGCGGTAATCAAACACCTGCTCGACCACGCCGACGAGTGCGACGCGTGGATCATCCATACCGACCCCGCCGACTGGCAGCGCAGCGCCTACGAGGACGCGGGCGCCGAGTTCGTCGAACTCGACGTGGACATGGAGACGTGTCTCGCCCGCGCCCGCGAGGACGGGCGCCCAGAGGGCGAGGACGAAGCAATCCGCGCATGGTTCGCGCGGCACAAGAAAGGCGCATCAATGGCCATCAAGTACAAGGCGGCGCCAGGAGCCGCCGACATGCCGAGCGACGGAGCCGTCGAGGGCTACGCGGCCACGTTCGACCGCATCCCCGACAGCTACGGCGACATCATCGCCCCGGGCGCGTTCGCCGCGTCGCTGGAGCGTTGGGCATCGGAGGGCAAGCCAATCCCGCTGCTCTACGGCCACAACACGGACGACCCGCATCACAACATCGGCAAGGTGACCGAAGCCCGCGAAGACGACCGCGGGCTTTTCGTTCGGTGCGAGTTCGACGCCGACAACGAGCTGGCGCAGTACGCGCGGAAGCTGGTCAAGGAGGGCCGACTCTACCAGTTCAGCTTCGCGTACGAGATTCAGGACGCGGGCACCGTGACCCTCGACGACGGCACCGAAGCGTACGAGCTTCGACGGCTCGACCTGTTCGAGGTGTCCCTCGTGCAGATTCCCGCCAACCAGCGGGCGACCGTAACCGACATCAAGCAGGGCGCCGCGCACGTGAAGAGCGGGCGCCGCAACTCAAAGGCCGACGCGGACGAGCTAAGGCGCGTCCTAGAGCTGGCCGACGACATCACGACCACCGTCCGCGGCCTTCTGGCCGACGAGGACGACGACGGCCCGAACGACGACACGCGCAAGTCGGAGGAACCCGCAGGGGTCAACGACGAGGACGCAGCCGCGAAGGCGTACGCCGCACTCATGGACGAGGTTAACGCCCTACTGAAGAGCACAGATTAAGGAGGTCAGCACATGACCATCAACGAGCGTTACGACGCTGCAAAGGCGGCACTCGCCGCCGTCAAGGATGGCGACGACGCCGACGCCATCAAGGCCGCAATCGCCGAGTTCAAGGCCGCGGAGGACGCGAAGAAGGCCGCGGACGACGCCGCCGCCCTCGTGAAGTCCCTCGCCAACACAACCACCGCAAAGGAGAGCGACCCCATGCCCAACGACGCCCCGAAGACCTTCGGCGAGTTCGCCGCCAAGAACCTCGACATGAACGCCTTCGCCAACGGCGCGAAGTCCGTCGCCACTGGCCTTAACTTCAAGGCCGCTACCGACCCGCAGACTTCCGTGCAGGTCGTGAGCTACGCCGACCAGCCGCTGGACACCGTCGCCCGCGAGATTAGCGTCCGCGACGTGTTCTCGCAGCTTTCCGTCTCCGGCAACACCGTTTCCTACGTCCAGATGGGCGCAACCGAGGGCGAGCCGACCGCCGTCAACGAGAACGGCGAGAAGCCGCAGATTCACGTCCCGACCGAGGACATCACCGAGAAGCTGGGCAAGGTTGCCGCATGGTTCTACGAGTCCGACGAGCTGCTGGCCGACAACGCCATGCTCCGCAGCGCCATCGACAACCGCGCCATCAACGAGGTTCGCAACGCCGCCGAGTCGACCATCATCACCAAGCTTCTCGCGACCGAGGGCGTCGGTAGGATTTCCGAAGTTCCTGGTCTTGACAACATCTTTACCGCGTCGATGCAGGTTCGCCAGCAGCACAACCACGCAGCCGATGCCGTGATCATCAACCCCACCGACTACGCGACGATGCGCCTCGCCAAGGACGGCAACACGCAGTATTACGGCGGCGGCGCCTTCTACGGCCCGTATGGTCAGGGCGGCGTCGTGCAGCAGCCCGGCATCTGGGGCCTGAACACCATCGTCACGACCGCCATCCCCGCTGGCACCGTCATTGTCGGCGCCTTCCGTCTCGGCGGCGCCGTCGTCACCAAGCAGGGCGAGGGCATCGGCCTGGAGGTTCACCGCGGCGACCACGACGACGCAATCCACAACCGCGTGACCGTCGTCGTCGAGGAGCGTCTCGCCCTCGCCGTCTACTACCCCGCCGACTTCGTGGTCATCAAGTCTGCCTAGTCACCAACCAGGGGGACGGGCGACCGTCCCCCGACCCATGGGGAGGTCGACATGCTTCGCATCTACAAGGCCCCGAGCGGCCATCTCTACCAGTACGAAGAGGGCAACCAGCCCACGGGGTACGTCCTCGCGGAGCCGACGCCCGAGCCGAAGCCGACGCCCGCGAAGGCGCGGACGCCGCGAAACAAGGCACGCAAGACCAGCACCAAGTAAGGGGGCGCCCATGCTTACGCCGTGGGGCTACGAGGTCGAGGAACTTCCGGCCATCATCGACGCCGACACGTTCGACGAAATCACGGGCGGGCGCTACTCCAGCGACACGCGCGTGCAATCCGCCATCGACGCCGCCACCGCGGCCATCCGCGCATACTGCGGCTGGCACGTCGCGCCCGTCCTCGCGTGCGAGTACGTGGCCGACGGCGAGCGCGGCGACATCTGGCTACCGTGCGTCGGGCTTCGCAGCGTGGAGGCCGTGGAGTTCGACGGCGTGGAGCAGGTCGTGAAGGGCTTCAACCGCCTCGGGCGCGTGCGCACCGACCGCCCGCAGCCGTGCGGGCTGGGAAACGTCCGCGTGACCTACTCGGCGGGCTTCGACGTGGCGGCGACGCCCGACCTAGCGACGATCATCGCGCAGCGTGTCGTCGCGCACGTCGCGCTGGGGTCGTACGGCATCGCAAGCGAGAGCGCGGGCGGCGTCTCCGTAAGCTACAGCGGGCAGGCGTTGGAGGACGCAGGCGGGGCCTACTTGCCGCAGAGCGTCCGCGACGCCCTCGCCCCGTACAGGTTGGTGAAGTCCCATGCTGCCTAGCTGGTGCAATGACGCCGTGACGGTCGAGCGGGCGAGGCTAATCACGTACAACCGCCGAACGGAGCGCGATTGGGCGAACGCACAATCGCATATCATCACGGGCTGCAGCGTGCAGCCCGCGGGGACTTCGACTGACTTCGGGGCGGTCGACGCCGTGGCGGGCGCCGACGCCGTCCTGTACGCCCCGCCCGGTGCGGACATCCAGGAGGGCGACCGCGTCACGCACGGCGCTGCGACCTACGTCGTCGACGGCATCCCGTACGAGTGGCAGAGTCCCTACGGCCACGTGTCGCACGTTCAGGCCCGACTGAAGAAGTGGGCGGGGTGACGCCATGTCAAAGACGCAAGTCCGCGTCGAGCTGTTGAGCGACGGAATAGCCGCGCTCATGCAGTCCGCGGGCATCACGGGCGAGGTCGACGCGGCGGCGCAGCGAATCGCGAGCGCGGCGGGCGAGCACTTCGAAGCCCTGTCCGCGCAGGTCGTGGGCGACCGCTCCATGGCCCTTGTCGTCGCGAGCGACTACGAGGGTCTAGAGGAAGAAGCCCGCGACAAGGTTCTCACTAAGGCGGTGACATCGTGCAGGTCGTAAGCCCGATTGACGTGGAGAAGGCCCTCGCCGACGAGCTGGCCGCACGCATCCCGACCGCCAACGTCCACGCGGCGCCCGCGCCGCCCGACACGGCAGCGGGGACGGTGGTCGTCCAGTCCATGGGCGGCGTGCAGCAGACGCCCGTCTCCGACGAGTTCGACGTTGTGGTCTACGCCTACGCCGACACGTACGGCGCCGCCATGACCGCAGCCGCCACGATCGCCGCGGCTATCCGCGGCATCGAGTCGACGGGCGCCGTCGTGGAGGGCGTCGACTGGACTACCACCAGCGCACGCCCGCCGTACGACGACCCCGACCCAGACCGCCCGACGCTACGCCGCGCGACCGTCCACGCGACCGTGGGCGCCCGCGGCATCCCACTAACCATCGACGAATAAGGAGGGCCAATCATGGCCGGAATTGATTCGAACAAGGTCTATCTGCTCGGCCCCGACCAGACGAAGACCACGGGCGCCCTGATGAACGGCGCCATCGGCGCAGCCGCGCCGACCGACGCCCGCACCGCACTCGGCCAGGGCTGGACGAGCGCCGCGGGCTACCTCTCCGAGAGCGGCGTTACCCTCAACATCAGCCGCAGCACCACCACCATCAAGGATTGGGGCCTGAACTCCGTCCGCGTCGCTACGACAGACTTCGGTACCAACATCACGGGCGAGTTCCTGCAGATGGACGGCGAGACCGCAAAGACCCTTTTCGGTGACGCGAACGTCACCGTCACCCCCGCTACCACCACCAAGCCCGAGACAGTGAAGATTGGCATCGGCCCCGACATGCCGCCAGCCAAGGCGTTCTGCCTGAACATGAAGGACGGCGACCGCCGCGGGCGCATCTACATCCCCAACGGCCAAATTACGCAGGTCGGCTCCCCGACCTTCGTCCCCGGCGCGGGCAACGTGTGGCCCTTCACGCTCGAATGCTACGACGACGGCACGGGCCACTCCGTCTATCTGTTCCTGGACGACGGCACCGTGGCGAGCGCATAAGACCGAAGCACTAGGGAGGAAAGACCATGCTTAATCTTGACGACATCCAGCCGCGCGTGATGGAGTTCCGTCTGGGCGGCGAGACCTACGCCGTCCCGACCCTCGACGCCCTCGAAGCCGACCCCGTTCTGTCGCTTATCGAGGACGGCAACGTCGACCGCGCCGACATCATCAACCTGTTTCGCGCCGTCCTCGACAAGCACGCGAAGGGCGCCGTCGAGCACATGACCCTCGCGCAGCTTCACGCCCTTCTTGCCGAGTGGCAAAGGACGGGCGACGCGGGGGAATCCTCGCCCTCGTCCGACTAGACCGCGAGACGGGCGGGGCACTGACCGCCGACATGATGGAGCGCCTGGGCTGTTCGCTGGTCCAGGCGCCCTTCTTGTATGGCTGGCACGCCGTCATGATGTGGGCGCGGCACCTGCCGCAGGACAGCGCCGTCTGGCGGGCGCGGCATCCCGAAGAGGCGGCGTTCGCGAGCGACTACCAACGCGCGATCATCGCCGCCGACACCTTCGACGCCGTCATGCGCGTGATAGGCACCATCGCAGCCGCGCACGGCACGAACGTCCGCGACCCGCAGCCGTATCCGCGACCGCACGACGGGCGCAAGACGGAGCACTTCGGGAGCGGCGGCATCCCAGTAAGCGAATTCGAAGCGTGGTACTACGCTGAAGAGTAGGGGGCGAACATGGCAGACGGCGCAACCGTCGCTAATGCGTACGTCCAAATCATGCCGTCCGCGCAGGGCGCTAAGGAGAACATCACCGACGCCATCCTGCCCGCAGCCGAGAGCGCGGGCGACAGCGCGGGCGAAGCCATCGGCGGCGGCATCCTCGGCAAGCTAGGCGAGCTGAAGGGGCCGCTCATGGCCCTCGGCGGCACGCTGCTTGCCGCCGTGAGCGTGCAGAAGATAGCGTCGGCGCTCATGGACATCGGCGGCGAGTTCGACGAAATGACCGACGCCATCATCATCGGCACGGGCGCGTCTGGCGAAGCCCTCGACGCCCTCGTCGGCTCCGCGGAGACGATCGCGACGACCGTCCCCGTAAGTTTCGGCGAAGCGGGAGACATCGTCCAGAACATCAACACGCGCATGGGGTTGGTGGGCGACGAGCTGGAGAGCGTCGGCGAGCGCGTGGCCGCACTCGGCCAACTCACGGGGAGCGCAATCAACCTCGACACCCTCACGGGCGCCCTGAACCAGTTCGGCGTAGCGGGCGAGGACGCGGGCGCCGTCATGGACTACTTGTGGGGCGTATCCCAGTCGACGGGCATCAGCTTTGACCAGCTGACGGGCGTCCTCGAAAGCAACGCGCCTGCGCTTCAAGCCCTAGGCTTCTCGATGGAGGAAGCCGCGAACATGGCGGGCCTTCTTGACAAGGCTGGTCTCGACGCAAACGGCACGATGGGCAAGCTATCGAAGGCGCTAGTCGAGCTGGCGCAGCCGGGGGAGTCCGCGGAAGACGCGTTCAATCGCGTCGTCGGTCAGCTCGGCGAGTACATCGAAGCTGGCGACGAAGCCGCCGCGCTTGACCTCGCGTCGCAAATCTTCGGCACGCGCGGCGCGACCCAGTTCGTCGCCGCCGTGGAGTCGGGCGCACTTTCCCTCGAAGACCTGGAGGACGCGGCGCTCGGCGCGGGCGACGGCATCATGGGCACGCTTGACGCGACCATGGACTGGCCCGAGCGATTCGAGCTGTTGAAGAATTCCGCGAAGCTTGCACTAGAGCCTTTGGGCGGCGCCCTCATGGACGCGGCAACGCAGGCCATGGAGACGCTAGCCGAGGTCATGGGCGAGATTGACCCCGCCGTCTTCGAAGAGCTGGGCGCTGTCATCGGCGACGTTCTGACAGTGGCCGTCGAGGGCTTCGCGGCGGCGCTGGAATTCCTCGTCGAGCACAAGGAGGAAATCGGCGCGTTCTTCGACGCCATCAAGACCGCCATCGACACGGTAATCGAAGCCGTGGGGCCGCTGGTCGACAAGTTCGTCGAGATAGCGAGCAGCATCCCCGAAGCGGTCGGCGCCATGGCGACCACGCTAGCCGAGAAGTGGGAGACCATCAAGACGAAGGTCGCCGACACGTGGGACGGCATCAAGACCAAGATTTTCGACACGTGGGAGAGCATCAAGACCAAGGTGACGACCGCCGTCGAGAGCGTGAAGACGAAGGTCGCGACCGCGTTCGAGAGCGTGAAGACCAAGGTCACCACGACGTGGAACGGCATCAAGGACGCCATCACGCGCCCCATCGAGCGGGCGAAGGAAGCCGTGCAGAACGCCGTCGACCGCATCAAGAGCATCTTCAACTTCAAAATCACGTGGCCGCACATCCCCGTGCCGTCGTTCCACATCAGTGGCTCGCCTAACCCGCTCGACTGGCTTTCGGGCGGCTTGCCGAAAATCAGCATCACCTGGCACGCAAAGGGCGGCTACATCGACGAGCCGACCATCCTTCTCAACGGCGTAGGCGAGAAGGGCGGCGAGTTCGTCTGGCCGTCCTATGAGCCGTATCTTTCGCGATACGCCGCGGCCATCGCCGACGCGATGGGCGACGGGGTCGGCACCACCAACTACTACATCGACGGCGCCATGGTCGCAGCCGACGCGCAGCTCGCCGCCGCGCTCGAGGTCGTGGCCCAGCGCGTCGCCGTGCGAAACAGGATGGGGGCGAGGTAATGGCCGAGGGCTGGGGCAATCAAGTCCACCATTGGCAGTCGTACGTCGAGGCGTCGGTCACCTCCGAGACCACCACGACTGCGACAATCACCTGCAAGACCTACTGGCACTCCATCTCGTGGGGCTACTCGGTATACGGCCACGGCTACGGCGTCATCGGGTCGACCACTGGCAGCGACAGCGGGACGGTGGTCTTCGAAAGTGGCACGGGCGCGAGCGTCTATCAGCTTCTCACGACCATGACGAAGACCATCACCAAGACGGACTCGTCCCAGTCGGTCACCTGCAAGGGCGTCGCGATCATGACGGGCCGCGCCGACGCCAACGGCACCAGCACGGCCACGTGCACCGTGACCGTCCCGGCCATCGCCTACGAGAAGCCCAACGCGCCGAGCGGATGCAGCGTCTCACGGGCATCCGACGCGCAGATGAACGTCACGTGGACGAACGGCTCGACAACGACCACGAAGCCCCGCACCGCGACCGTGGTCGAGCGTTCGACCGACGGCGGCTCGTGGACGCAGGTCGCGAGCGTCGGCAGCTCTACCACCAACTACAGCGACAAGTCGACCTCGGCCAACCACCGCTACAGCTACCGCGTCCGCGCCAAGAACAGCGTCGGATACTCGTCATATTCGACGAGCGGCTACTCGTACACGACGCCCGCCGCGCCTTCGAGCGTGACCGCGGAGACGACCAGTACGACGCAAGTCAGGGGCGACGCCACGGCGTCCGCGCCGTAC